ATCAATCGGGATGCCCAGCGGGCCGGGCAACCCCGCCCGCAAACTGGCCACCATCTTCTCGGCGTTGTCGCGGGTGAAGTTGAAGGGACCGTAGTCCCGGTGGACGAAGCGCCCAAAGGGAATCAGGAGGTGCCAGATCAGGCCATCATCGCCCTCGGCGGCTGAAGCCGCGCCCTCGGCGGGAGTCGCCGTGGCGAGCACGGCCTTAGCGACACCGTACCCTTCATCCGCCCGGTTGTAGATCAGCATTGCGCCCATACTGTCACCCATAGTAGTCAAAGGCTTCTCGACCGCAAGCAACTCTAACGCGAAATCTAACTGGCACCGTGTCACCGTGCCGCCGCTGGCGCAGCTGGCTGCGGCTTGCGCGGAGCAGCAGGGCTGCTCATGGGCTGCGCATCCTCGTCGTTGACCTGACTGCCGGTGTCGCTGGACGGATTACCGGGTACGTCCGCCGTGGTCTGGGTCGCCGCCGGGAGTCCCAACTCCTCGCGGACGTAGGCGTCCACTTCGGGCGGCAGGATCACCTTGCTGTCAAAGACGTTGCGGATGGCGCGGGTGAAGCGATCCAAGTCGCGGACGCCAACCTTGCCATGGGCGAGCTTCGGCATCTTCTCGCCGTCCACCGCGCCGTTGTACCCGGCGAGCTGCGGGATGGCGTAGCGGTTGAAGGTCTCACACATCCAGTCGGCGATGGCCTCCAGGGACATCAGGAAGAAGTTGGAACTGTCGCGAGAGAGGGCATTGTTTCCACTGTCGCCGCCCGAACCGAAGCCAACAAACTGCGCCAGGATGGTCTGGAGCATGGCACTATGCTGACGCTCGATGTGGCTCTCGAAGGGTACGTCGGCCCCGCCGAGGTCCAGGAACTCGACCGTCCAGCCGGACGGCACTACGAGGCCCGCGTCATGCGCCGTACGGAGGTTGCTGAGTTGCTCGTGGACATTCGCCTCCTCGGTCTCGTCGTACCCTATCTCCGGCCCGGTGGCCATGGGTAGGCCACACGCCTGGCGCTCAATGCGAATGGCCGCAAACTCCTCAAAGGCCTGCTTGTAACTGTAGGGCTTGTACGCCTGGCGAAAGGCTCCCATGCCCTCGGGGTTGCCGGCCTCGCCGCGCCACGTCCAGACGATCAACTCGTCCGTGGCATAGTCGGTCGTGACCATCTGTCCGGTCGCCGGGTCCCGTCCGTACTGCACGAGGCCGTCGAAGGACCCGTCGCCGTCGAACTTCCACTGGTAGACGGTCGCTCGCTCTCGTTCGGCAAAGGACCGCCAGCCCCAGTAGCCTTGCGGCTTTTGCTCGAAGCGTTTGTAGTGCCAGGAGAAGCCATACATGACCGCCAGAATGGCGGTGCGCAGCGTCTGCGAAAGGCTATGGGTGAGGCCATCGTTGAGGTTCCATTCCACGAAGTCCGCGAAGGCCTTGTCGTCACCGGCGACGATCCGGTACTGGGCCTGGAGCACCGGAAGGGTGATGAGCGCCTCCATGGCGGCGAAAGCGGGGTCGCTGCGGCGCATCTCCTCGTAGGCGATCATGCGAGTGGAGAGGGTCTGCAGGTTGGTGTTGTACTCCTGCATGATGCGCCCACTGCGCACGTCGAGGCCGGTTACGCCCCGGTTGCCGGTGGGCGGCGTACCGGAAGTGCGGGCCTGAGACCCGACCGGCGACGCGGCGGCGAGGAGGTGGCCCGGCATGGGCGACGGCAGGTCGTCCGGGCGGATGGTCGCGTCATACTTCGGAAAGCGCACACTCGGGACGGTGATGCTTCCCGGCTTCAGGGTAGCGGACACAGCCGGGACATCATTCACCACGGCTAGGCTCTGAGGGCCGCGAGTCGTGAGCGCGTGTGTTTGCGGCGTCGGACGGACCTTCTCCCAGGAACTTCCCATCTCACTCACTCCTCGTTGTCAGGCTACCACTTCCGCCCGCGGATGCTGCTGAGGCCGCTGCTGGACGCGACCCCCGTCATCTTCCGCCCCGCAAGGTTGCCCTCCCGCCGATGCCGGGGAATGCCCAGGTTGGCTAGCATCAGACTGTCAAAACGGTCCACGAAACGGCCCCGCCGCTTGGCCTTGCCACCCTCTTTGCCGATGGCAATGACCGCCGTATCCAGGCTGCGCCACAACTCCCGGAAGCGGTCCTCATGGACCACCAGCCGCCCCGTCTCCAGGTGTGACACCAGCCACGATCTCATGCTGCTGCGGGGAATGCAGCGCCACTTCAGATGATCGCCCTTGTCTACCCGCTCGCTGGCGAAGGACCCGCTGCCGATCCGCACCGCCACCACTGTCCGCGACTGCATCATGCCAGGCACGGAGGTGTCGTTCGTGCCATCCACGAAGCATGGGCCGGGCCAGAGCCGGTCGAAGGCCTTCAGGCTGGCGATGCGTTCCGGCGCAGACTGCGGCGGCAGGGCCTTCTGGAAAACCGTGACTGCCGGGTCGCCGGTCACGTCCACCACCGTGCAGACACACTCGTCGCCGCCCGAGCCGGCCAGGTCAATGCCCTTGGCGTAGCGGTGCCCGACCAGCGGCTGGTCCCCCGGATTGGCGGTGATGGCGGCCTTCGCTCGCAAACCCTCCATGTTGATGGCCTTGGAACCGTCGGTAAGGCGGTGCAGATCGAACTCCTGGTCCCACTCGCCCTCGGTGATGCCGAGGGCGGCCTGGCTGCGGGCCTTCCAGGCCTCATCACGTCCGGGGCGGGATCGCCAGTCAAACGGCAGGTAAGTCAGACCCACATCCTCGGCGTTGTCGCACAACTCGGTGAAGAAGTTGTCGGCCCCATAGGGCGTCGAGACGACGAAGACCGGAGCCTTCTCCAGGTCCTGCACCATCGGCTGGATGTTGGTCCAGATTTGCTTGGCGGCGTTGAGTTTGGCGAACTCCTCCAACAGGATGGCGTTGCCGTCGAAGGAGCGCCCGGCGGACTCATTGCTGGTATGGGCGCGGAGGTAGTTCCGAGCGTAGGGGCTGTTGTAACGAATCTCGTTGTTCTTGAAGTTGGGGTGCGCCCCCTCCAGGCGGTTGCGCTCCTCCTCGGTCAGGTCCGCTGTGAACAGCGCCAACTTGCAGGTGCCGAGGAGCCTGTCCAGCGCCACGTCCTCGGTGTTGGCGAAGATGTGGCCATGACAGGGGACGCCGGTGGAGGCATGGCGGTAGAGTAGCAGGTGGGCGAAGGCCACGCAGATGGCGGTGCTCACGCCGAGTTGCCGGGCCTTTTCGATGATGCAGGGCCGACCCTCCCAGACGTACCGCATGATCGCTTCTTGAAAGGGCCACGGCACAAAGGGTACCAGCGCCAGGTCCTTGCTCTCAATATGGGGGTGTTTCTCCAGACACCACGCTACGGGGTCTTCCTCGTAGTACCGCGCCCCGGAATGGACGCCGCCCTCGGCCTGCATCTGGCGCAGGCAGGCAGCGAGGTCCGCGCCTGACGTAGTTCCGGCGCCACCCCGGCTGTCGCGGGAAGCCTCAGGGTTGACCACAGGGCTCCCGGCGCGAAGTTCCACAGGGCTGGTGCGGCCCGTGAGGTTCGGTCCGGTAGATCGCGCTCGTGGCTGCCAGGCGGTCTTCGGCGGTCGGGGCATCAGCACTCCGGGGGCGTAGAACGCGAAACGCCCCTCCATAGTCTACGGAAGGGCGCGTCAATCGCAACCGAAGGACGAATGCAAAGACCCCGCCGGGAGGGTACGGGGTCAATGCGTTGCGGTGGTGGACCGCGGAGGTGCCGAGCACCTCATGGGTTATGGAAGCCCAGACTGAGCAGCGCCCACGTCAACCGGACCTTGACCATGTACTCCTTGTTGCGCTCCGCCGAAGCCGCCGCCGAGGCCTCGGCGCATCAACAACCAGCGGGTCCTCAATGGCAAGGGGAGGTGGGCAGTGCGGCTTCCAGTCCCCTACTGCCTCCAGGCTTCCCTCCTCCTCCAATCCCGGGAATGACTCGCCGATGCCTTCCCGCAGTTCGTCAAGGGCCTTGGAATCGGGGCCATGTAGCGAGATGAGGAACCTCTCCGCCATGAACCTGTCAGTCCGTCTGATGACCAGTTCGACCTCCAGCGTTTGCATCTGTCTCATCCTTTCTCAACTTCATTCCCGGTCCAACTCACACAACGGCATCCCGAGCACCGCCTCCAGGGCCAGCGTCACCTCGGGTCCGACCTCCCCACTCAGAGGCACCACAGCGGGCCTCATAGCTGCTTCCTGGACGGCTTGCGTGAGGAGTTGGGGGAGAGCCCCACAATCGTCCAGCGGCAGCGCATAGGCGTCCCAGCGTGGCCGCTGGCGCGCATCCCGGAGCCACAGGTCCAGCGGTTCACCATCGGGGCTGACGCCCAGCGCCACGATGCTCGCCTTCCCCGGCCCGTCGCGCAGGCGACCAGCCTCACTCCGCAGCGTCGCCGTGTAGACGATGCCGCAGGGCAACCCAAAGGCCTTCCAGCGCAGGCCACCAGTGCGCGTCGTGGCGGCGATCAGGCCCAGCAGAAACTCGCGGGGTGTGGCAGTCATGCCTACCACCACTCCCACAGAATGACTTGCCAGCTCTCCCGGTAGTCAGCGATAACCGACAACGTGTACGTCGCCCCCGCCTTCGGGTTCGCCAGCCAGTTCACCCCATAGTCAGTCCCGGCGGTCCTCACCACGTGACCGAGGAGGTCGTCGCTGCGATTGAGCCATGGCGAGAACATGCCGCCGCGCCCTACCGCAGGCCAGCACCACCACTCCAGGCACCACTTGCCGCGCGGCCGAAAGCGCCCACTCTCGAAGGACCCAGTGCCCCGGCACTCGTCGGCCTTGTGCCACATCGGTCCGATGCCCTGCTTCGCGTCGCGGTAGTACGTGCGGTACCACTGTTGGAACGGATCATCTTTCGGAACCGGGTCGGCCACCGCCAACGGAGGTGCCATGCACCTCATAGGGAGTAGCCCGGCTGCCAACACCAGCATCCCACACAGCATCCTACTCCTCATCATCCTCACCCCTCTCGTTGTCCGGCTCGTTGTCGTCCTCTGCTGTCGCGTCCTCTGCTGTCGCGTCCTCTTCCGGCGGCGGCCCGATGGGTCCCCACGTCCCGTCCGGTCGCGCACCGAAGGTGGTGCCGCGCGAACGTTGCTTCTGAAACATCATGCCCTGAGCGGGTGGCGTATCACTCGTCGGCGGCGTCTTCGCCCGGCTCTTCCTGCCCATCATCACCCTCCTCCTCTGCTGTCGCCTCCACCGTCATCTCCAGCACCTCCGGCCCGGCGCCACCCTCCTGCGGCTTCGCCTCGCCGAGTAGCCCGTCCGCCCCGGCCCCCGCCAGTATCTTCTCCCAGGCCCCCACGCCCAGTTGCCGCTGCACCAGTTGCCCGAACTGCTTCACCATGTCCATGCGTTCGCGGTCGTGTGCGGCCTCCATGTCGGCCAGATTCCGCAGACTCTCGAACTGCTCCTTGAGGATACCGCTCAGGGCCTTCATGCCCGACGTAGCCTCAGCGAAGTTCCGGGGTCGCAGCCCGCCGATCTGCACCTTCTGCTTGTCATAGGTGAAGAGTTCCTTCACCTGCTGGCCAGTCGCATCGTACAGCGCCCCCTCGTCCAGCACCAGCATTGCCGACCCCATGAGCTTCTGCGCCGCCCTGGTGACGCGGACAGCAAAGGCATACTCGTCCTGTGGCCCCAATACCTCGAACAGCGAATCCGCGCTCGTGAGACCGTGGCGTTCGGCGAACTCCTCCCAGGCCACGCCATCCGGGGCGCGGCGCTCCTTCCACACCTCCAGGAATCCCGGTTTGAGGCCGAGGGCCTGCTCTGTTCGCTGGCAGTCCTGGCCCAGCAACGCCCAGGTAACCCGGACCTTCTGCATGTACTCCTTGTTCTTCTCCGCCGCAGCCGCCGCCGTCCGCAACTCCTCGGTCTGGCGGGAGACCTCCGCCCGCTTCGCCAACTTCACCTCCTGCTCTGCCTGGCGGGCGACTCGGCGCGCCTTTGCGGCCTCGTAGGCGGCCTGCTTCGTGTGGGAGGTGAGGAGTTCCTGCTGGGAGGCCTCGACCATCACGGCCGCGGCTACATCCTCGGGTGGGGTGTCACCGTCAATGGCCATCGGCATTACCGTCCTTGTCCCGCGTACACAGTTCCTCGAAGCTCTTGAGGTTGGCCAGCATCTGAAATTCCTCAGGCATCGCCTCACCCATGTCCAGGATGTCCAGGTGCGACCCAACCGGCAGCATGAACGGTTGGTCTCGCCAAGTGCGCAACGAGACCCGGACACGCTCCGCATCCTCCTTGGTAAGTGCTCTGGCGGCTGTCACCACTGGAATGGCGTGGGGGCCGACCTTGTGAATGGTGGTCTCCGCCCACTTGGCGCTCTTCCGCTGCGCCCACTGCCCGAGGGCCATCGTCGCCCCGAAGCACACCACGAACCCCGCCCCGAAGCCACACCACCAACTCGCTGCGTCCATCAGGCCTCGACCTCCCGTCCCTCGCCATCATAGAGCCCGACATCTCGTTCCTTGATCTGCTTCAACTCAGCCTCGATCTCTTCAACTGGACGGCCGCCCGGGTGAGGCACCGCGAATATCCATGGCGGCTGCCCAAGCGCCCCGGACTTGACCTCAGCCTGGAAAGCAACAAAGCCATCAACCATCGTGTCCAAGTCTTCTACGTTGCCAAAGCCAAGGGCCGTATAGTCCGGCCCACGGTAACCCTTCATGCCATTGTCTCCTTGCCTTCCGCATCCGGGTCCTCGCCCATGACTTCCTCGGGTACCCCCGGCCACACGCTCTCACCTTCACCCTCTCCCGCCGCCTCCGCCGGCATCGCCCCCGGCCCCCCGGCATTCTCCCTGGCCTTGTCCCGCTCCGCCGCCGTCCGCGTGTCCATGAATCGCACCTGGTTCGCCCAGACCTCCAGCTTGCTCCGCCGCTGGCCCTCCGCCGTCTGCCAACTGTGGCTGCGAAGCTCCCCCGTGACCCCGATGGTACTCCCCT